CTTGGCCCTGTCTGGAGGTTCAGCGATGAATTTCCTCGAATTTTACAGGCTAGATGCCTGTAGTATCAGAGCAGTAGCAGAAGATACTTTTGTATCGACTGATACTCATATGGAGGAACACTTTATGTCCGAGACTTTTTCCCGCTATCGAGAAAGAACCGTGCCACCACCAGGTGGCGCCGCCCAGGTTAACTCTTGGTCGTACTCTATTGAAAGTACGCCCAATAGCAAGAACTGGAAGAAGTATAATACTGTCTCCCAGCCTATTACTGGATGGCCCTTTATTTCAACCGAGTCGTGTTGGGATCAAACCCACCCCGGCCCGCCTTGGAATTCAGGAGGTCCTTTCAAGAAAATTAAAATCGATGCGGTAAGACCCTTTGGGGTTCAAGGTTCCGGTTCGTACATAACCAATTCTTCCGGGTATGTAATAACACCCGTTGGAAACGGTCGTATTAAGTACGACGGAGGTTTTCTACCTCCTGGTGATTGGCCTGGCGGATTTATACCGGATGATCCGGTGCAAATTCGTGACAAGTCTTCATCGTGGTACCCTGATCAAGGACATTTGGATACTGCGGCTTGGGATAAAACCAAGCCGAAAATAGAACAAGGTGGTCTGTTTGTCGCAATTGCGGAACTGAAAGACGTTCCGAAAATGTTTCAAACTTCCGCTCGTGCTTTCAGGGAGGCTTGGGAGTTCTCGCATTCGTTGTTTAGCCATTCGGCTAAGACGAAGCGACAGCTCTTTATGGCCCCTAAGAAGGCTGCGGATCACTTTATCAACCATAATTTTGGTTGGGTTCCATTCGTCAAGGATCTGTCCGATTTCTTGTCCAACTTGCGCGATTTTCGTGAGAAGATCGGCATTTTGTCACAGCAAAACGGTCAATGGATCCGAAGACGTAGTATCCTAGAAAATGTGGATAGTGATATCCAAGTACCTGGCTGGGCCGGCACGGGCATACATAATGTATGGCCGTTAACCGTTTCCCCGGTCAACGATACTTGGGTCGGCACCCCTAGGTGGGAATACCGAACCAAGACGCAAACGTACTCAACAGCTGTTGGGTCGTTTAGGTACTACATCCCTTACTTCGATGTCTACTCTCCTGAATGGGGAGGGTTAGGCGCCGTAAAGCGCGCATTAGCGCTTTTCGGAGCTCGAGTAAGTCCGATGCACATTTACCAAGCTGTTCCATGGTCTTGGCTGGTTGACTGGCTCACTCCTGTCGGGCATGATTTACAGGCCCTTCAGGATGCTGAGATGGATCAACTAGTCGCCAAGTATCTATATACGACGACCCATTCAATCCGGACGATCGAGTTTAAACAGTATGTTCCGTTTAACGCGGCGTCTGGAGGTCCTCGTACGCTAACGTGGTCTCGATCTCTCGAGTCCAAACAGCGAAAAGGTATAGATAGTCCATACGGATTCGGCCTTACTTGGAACAGTTTGAGTTCCAAGCAAATTGCGATTCTAGCGGCTCTCGGTATTACCCGTACTTAGGGGATACCGGAGGAAATCTGTTAGAATCTATCTTCCATACTCCTTAGCAAACCCGGCGCCTTCGAGAAGCGTCGGTCGGGTATGGGTTAACCTCGATATAACTTTGGAGGTCAACCACTATGTTTGCCGATCCACAATCGGTTACAATCAACTCGGTCGCTCAGTCGATGCCTCGTGTATCCCAAAAGGATCGCTCGGCAGTTTATATGAAGGGAGATCAGAGTTATACTCTGACTATCTCTCATACATCGGCGGCTCAGGGCCATATTCGGTCCTTAGTCCGTCTCGATCAACGCGCCGTCGTGACTAATCCGTTGGATTCTACCAACGATTATGACACGATGTCCTTCTACGTCGTATTGGATAGACCCAGCTATGGGTTTACCCAGACGCAGGCGGAACAGTTGGTGGCAGGTTTTCAAGCCTGGCTCACAGCTGGAAACGTCGACAAGCTCTGGGGTCAAGAGTCATAGACTCTTGGACGGAGAAATCCGCCTCCCAGATTGCCTATCTTCGGTAATTCCACTGGTATCTCGATTGTAATCTTGGTACCATTGGTACCAAGGTATGGCAGATATACGTGGCTTGAAGGATTACCCCCAATTTAGGAGGAACCTTGAAAAGCAACGTAAGTGACCTAACAAAGCTCATGGAGTGCATCTATATAGATGCTACCATGAAGTGCGTCGCTGAAGTCTCCGATTTACGTGATCTAGAAACAATTAGATCACGGGTTAAGAGTGAGGGGATATCGTTTTTGACGATAACCCTACCACAGTTCTGCAATGACTTCGAAAGAAGCTTACAGGAAGGTGGTATCGACTCAAAGGCTTTCCGGAGTTTCAGGAAAACCCAAGCAATCCCTTCATTTTTGAAAGGTATGCTTAGTCAACTCTTTAACCAGGAGACAGGAAGGATTTACGATGAAAAAGACCCCAATGGGGGGCCAGAGCCCGGTGATGGCCCAACAATCGTTGAAGCGGTCAGACAGATATGTCTGGCTTTCAAGAAGGTTGAGATCCCTTGTACGCCCGAGAGGACGATCAAGGCACTTGACTCATTCATCGCAATTGAGCAGTCTTTTGACGATTTTCAACTCCAAAATGATGACAGAGCTATTTTTAGCTCTGTTTCTCATATGCTGTGGGACCCTGTCATTAGTCGTTTTGACTTTGATGACATGGAACCCAGGCATGGTCCTGGAGCTACTGCCGAAGGAATTTCTGGAAATCAGAAATACCGGTGGCAGGTATGGCATGATCGTCTCGAGCCTTATTTCCCTCTTTTGGGAACTGGCTACCCTTTGGGTGCTGGTCCTCAATCCGAGGAGCTCGAAATTGTGTCGATCGTGTCCATGGAACGGGAGCAACCTGTTAAGGTTACCCCTGTCCCGAAAACGCTCAAAAGTCCCCGCATAATTGCCATTGAACCTTGTTGTATGCAATATGCACAACAAGGTGTTCGAGATTGGCTTTATAGTCAACTCGAGTCGTATCGGATGACGCGTGGCCACGTTAATTTCCGTGATCAATCGATCAACCAACGACTGGCACTTGATGCTTCTTCTACAGGTCGATTTGCAACGATCGATCTTTCTGATGCTAGTGACCGAGTTCCTCGGGAACTGGCTTTGGAGATGTTCTCCTCGCATCCTGATCTTCAGGCTGCAGTAGATGCATGTAGAAGTTATAGTGCGGAACTTCCGGATGGGCGGCTTGTGTCGCCCTTACGGAAATTCGCGTCTATGGGTAGTGCTCTCTGTTTTCCGGTGGAAGCCATGTATTTCTATACTATATGTATAGTGGCCCTACTGAGGAAACAGAACCTTCCTGCTACACCACGCAACATTTTTCGTGTGTCGCGAGGTGTATACGTATACGGTGACGATATTATCGTCCCGTCTGCGCATGCGACTGCTGTCATCGATCACCTGCAAAAATACAATTGCAAGGTGAACTCAAACAAGACTTTCACGAGCGGAAGCTTTAGAGAGTCTTGTGGACTTGACGCGTATCAAGGAGTGTCGGTAACACCGACTTATCTCCGACATATGCGCCCGTATGACAGGCGTCAATCACGGGAAATTGTTTCTTGGGTATCTACGTCAAACCTCTTTTATAAGAGGGGCTATTGGCGTACTACTCGGTTTATGCGAAAAATCATAGACCGGCTCATAGGGCCTTTGCCCTATGTGTCTGAAACAAGTCCCGCGTTGGGCTATACCTCTTTCTTGGGAGCTCGTTCCATCGAGAGATGGAATCCGCTTTTACATCGCTTTGAAATAAAAGCGTATGTACCAAGTCCAGTATACCGCACTGGCGTACTGGAGGGGTATAGTGCTCTATCAAAGAGTCTCAAAGATATGCGCGATAACATCAAACATATTCTCCGAGAAGGCTCTTTGGAGCATTGGTCTAGGTGGTATGATGGTTCTAGCCATGGACCGTCATATCCGAAGGATCCAATGCATTTAGAGCGTTACGCACGGCACGGCGCCGTTGCACTACAACGCCGGTGGACCGCCTCCCTCACTTAAGGGGAGGCTGGGCAGGGAAAAACCCTGTTAGCTTGGAACAACTTTCGGGGGCAGATAAGGTTTTCTTCCATACGTAATACGTATTGGCAGAAGTGACCAACCGGCCCCCCCCGCGAGGGGTTAAACCGCGACAAAGCTCCTAAGGGAGCTTTATCTAGGGACGAAAGGCAGTGCA